GTAGACGTGGAATCGTCTTTCACAAAGTCGTATGTCGGTAGCGGAAGATAATCCATCATCAACCTCCCATAGTAGAAAGGTGATGCGTTGATCATAACACGCACTACTAGTTCACAGCTCATAAGATTGTAATTAGTGATGCGATTGACGACACGCGAATTGGAAAAGAAAAGAGTCCACGGGTTGATAGTGGTAGCAATGGCTGCCCCCCCAGGCGTCCAAGTCATAGTGTTAATGACTATCGGGCGCGAAAAGAACTCAGAAAGCTCGGAGCCGACAGAAACCATAGCGCTCTCACGCACCGCGTCCACGCCCTTCGCAGGGCCCAACTCAACCGGGGCTACGCCATCATCAAATGTGACGATAGCCTCAGTACTAGTGATAGGAGCAACAGACTCCGTAATATTGGGATTAGGGTCCCCCGACACAGTTGAAGAAGTAGCAATCCGATGTACTCAATAAGATGTTGGATCAATAACCTTACTGAGGAATATGTACAGTGCCAAGGCGAATGGCTCCCCTAAATAGGGGTCGACCACGAGGGGTCAGCCTAACTGGCGCAAGCCTAGAACCTGAGGGAAACACATTCACACGCCCTCAGGTCCCGGTAACCAATACACCAGTGGGAATTTCAATGGCATCTCCCACAGCCTGCCAGCAACCGTAGCGCTGGTCTTTACTCAGAGCCCGTAAAATCGGGCTCCCACGGCTCCACCTCCTCGCGCTCATCAGCAAATTCCGTGAACTTGCGGTAGTCCTCCCACGTATCCGCAAAGCGCACCAGAAAAACTTCCTCACTGAACTCTCTGATCAACTGCTTGAGGAGGGGAGTGTACCGCTCAAACACTTCCTTGCCATGCAAGAAGAGCTCCATCTGAATGCCCTGTACGACCTGCGCCAGGTGCACATCATCTGGGTCCGCCTGCTTGGTCACGGTCATGTGGAGCGGTCTGAACACCGACTTAAGGGCCAGCGGCCCGAGCCAGTATCCAAGGGTGTCGTTGAACACAAAGCCCCTCTTAAGGAAGTCGATGTGCTCACCGTCAATGAACGGCTCCGAGATCTCCGTCTTGTCAGGGTTGGTGATAGTGATACCAATCGTGGCGAGAGCATCGCGCTTGCGCACCATGTTGTAAAGGTGTTGCGCTGCGGGCTTGACTGCGGTGATGCCATCATCGCCCACGTGCGTCGCCATAATGTAGTCCCTCATACGACCCGACAAGTTGGACATCAGTGGCTTACGCCTCAATCTCAGGCCGTCCTTGACCCGCGTGATGCCACGGATGTTGACGCTTGGGAACTCATACGGCTCCACATCGGGCCAGGTGACACCATCCCTGCTGTCCTGCAATGCCAATGAGTAGAACGGCGCAGCCTCATACTCCGTCTGATGGACCTCATTGTTGATGTCCACAGTTGGGTACGCGCCGCTAGGCCCTTTCCCCTCATTCGTCATCACTGCTGTGTGCACAAGACAGTAAGCGCGGCAAATCTCCTCGAACACCACACGCATGGCATTCATCTGCTCGGGCCCGACGCCAAAGTGCTCTGCAACGCGCAAGTCAGGCTCAAGTGAGGCCTTCATGCCGACATAGCTCATGTTGTCATCGAACGCAGGAAAATCCTCGCCCATGCGCACAGACTCACAGTACTCCTCCATCTCTAGCTGGAATCTGTGCCAGTCCATGCCCAGGGCATTCAGCCCCACCCCCGAGTTGAGTTCAAGAGGAAAGAGCCTGTTGAGAATTTCCTTCCACCCGTAGCACATGCGGCCAAGTAGGTACAGCTCCAGAGGCCCTATGTAGAAGACGCGGACCTTCTTCTTGCCCACCGTCACGGGCTCATCCTTCTGGCACGTCTTGAACACCGTATTGATCCGCTCCCCACGCTTGGCACGCGCCAGCAAGTCAAGGAAATGTTCCTCAAACTCAGGGGTGAGGCTCAGGTGGTGCTCATCTTCCTCCGTGGGCGTCTTGATGAGGAACTGCATCTTGCTGCCCCCATGGGGAAACCCCGCCGATGATTTGACAGGGATGCGACCCAGCACCTTGTTGCCGTTGATGGCCTCGTCGAGCGTGATCCAGCCAACGATAGACTCTGCGCCATATGCCTCCACACAATCAATCACATGCTCCGCACGGTCGATAATAGCAGGGCGAAGAACTTCCACTGGCCACTCGTTGGTTGGGCCAACGGCATTGAACTTGCGTCGTTCATGTGCCTTACTGCCATATGTCTGCGGCGCCTCGTGCTCACGGGGGAATCCAAGCTCCTCAGCCCTCTGCGAGTACTTTGTGGTGACGATGGTAGAGCGGT